CCAACTCCTTATTATATTTTTTTATCTTCTTTTAAAGCCGATTTTATTTTACCTCTAGCTCGTGCTGTCGTGGCATAATCCAACCAGTTGCTATTTGGTTTAGCGCTTTCGGAGGTTAAAATATCTACTTGGTCGCCATTATGTAATTCATGACTTAAAGGTACAAGCTTACCATTAACTTTTGCACCACGTGTTTTCATGCCAACTTCGGTATGAATATTAAAAGCAAAATCTAATGGTGTTGCTCCTTTAGGCAGAGATTTTAAATCGCCTTTTGGCGTAAATACAAATATTTCTTTCGAATAGAGGTTGAGTTTAAACTGTTCAACAAAATCTACTGCATTAGCTTCTGGGTTTTCTAGAGTTTCTTGTAACTTGTTAATCCAAGCCTCTAAATTATCTTCTTTAGTAACTCCTTCTTTATATTTATAGTGAGCTGCATAGCCTTTTTCGGCAATTTCATTCATGCGGTCACTACGTATTTGCACTTCTACCCAACGGCCTTTTGGTCCCATAACTGTAATATGCAAAGCTTCGTAGCCAGTAGTTTTAGGTGAGGAAATCCAATCGCGAAGACGTGTTGGATTTGGTCTAAAATGATCTGTAACAATTGAATAAATTTTCCAAGCAAGAAATTTCTCATTAACAACATCACTTTTATAAATAATTCTAATCGCAAATTTATCGTATACTTCATCAAAAGATACACCTTGTTTAATCATTTTTTTTCTGATAGAGAAAATAGATTTTGGCCGTCCTGCGACCTTCTGCAGTAAAATCATTCATTTAGTAGCTCCCATTCTACGTTAAAGATCCCGGGAGCCGAAGCCCCCGGGGGTTGTTGCTTGCGCTGTTGCTTACTTGCTGGTGATCGCAACGCCGGACAGGTCTTTGACGCTGTCCATAACGCTGTCCCAGTTCGTGGAAGTTGCCAGGGTGCTGTCGTCAGGGTTGACGCCGCCATTAGTGACGTCGTACTTGAAGCCCTTGCACGATACATTGTAGGCAAACTCGCCCTGCAGCCGAGTAACGAGGTTTTCCTGACCAGTCACAACTTCGTTGAAAATGGTAGGCGCCTCGCTATCTTCCAGTACAGTGGCGTCAACAGTAAGTCCCAGAGTATGGTACAGATTGGTCGACGTCGGCGAACCGGTGGAGATGAGTGCAGCGGAATCGGTGATCAGAACCGGGCGGTTCAAGGTCACCGCTGAGCCAGTGGCAACGTTGAAATTCGACAGGCCGTCGACGTTGCGGATAATCTGATCTTTCACCAGATCGTAATAGGGCTTGGAATGCATGACCCACAGTACGACACGGTCCGCAGCGTCACCAAAGTTTGCAAGGCCGTTGACGAGGTCAATGGTATCGAGCGTCTTCGGGGGCGATGCTACACCGTCGGCGACGAGAGCGGCCTGGCCAAGGATGGCGGCCACAACCGAACGCAGACCAGTGTTCAGCTGCTCAACCTGCATTGCTTTGGCGATCTGCTCGCCCAACAGGAAGGAAAGCACTTCAAAATCAGGGTTTTTGCCCATTTTCTTGAAGCTGTCCAGGGTCTGGTCGATAGGACCAATACGCCGATTGACCTTCACACTGATATGCTCATCAGCAGGAACGGCACTGGCCGCAACCGCGGGGTTAGCCGGGGATACGTTAACCAGACGGCGGCTAATCAGGTTCGATACGTTCTTGAAGAACGATTCCTGGTGGAAATCACCCATGCGCAGCTGCGTCACGAGGCGAATCGCGTTGCGGGATGCGGCGTTGAATGCATCGGTGTTCTGCGTCAAGGTTTCCACCATGCCGCTGTGCACCAAATCAGGGTAAATCAAGCCTTCCGACAGTCGACCGACCGCAGCAAAGCTTTCGCGTGTACCTTCAGCCATTACAGACTCCTATTAATCAAAAGTTAGCGGTTTACGCCGGTAACTGCTGATACTCCGCGTCTCCGTGGGCATTGATAAAGTCCACTTTTTGGCGGGGTGTCATGCTACCGCGTTTCAAATCTGAAGGTATCCCACCTTTTCCGCCGCCACCGCCACCGTCACCGCCGCCCGGTGGGGTCCCGCCCCCCGAACTTTGAGTGCCAATGAAGGCGCCCGCGAAGGTTTCCTGATCGCGCATTTCCCGCACGAGCTCAAGAACCTCAAGGAACTTGCCGGTTCCGTCCACGCGTGGGTTGCCGGCGTCATCGACAACTTGTACGCTGAACAGGCCTGCATCGTCCCGTACTACCTTGACGTGATCCCGGACGTGCGGTTTCAGCAACATCGCGTTGCCCTTTTCCGCCGCAATGGCCGTGACCACTTCGGAATCGATCAACTGGCTATCATACGCAGTTTTCAGAGAAGCGTTGTCAGCTTTCAGCTTCCCCACCTCATCTTGATGCTGCGTAACAAGCTGCTCTTTCAGCTTGTCCCACTCCCCGGCTTTCTTGGCGCGGTCTTCTTCGGCCTTCAGCTTTTCCTCGCGGAGTGTATTCAATTCGTCGGGATCAAAGCCCCCGAACTGATCTTCGAGTTCCCGCGCCCGGCGCGTTGCTGTACGGGCATTTTCCCGCTCTTTGTGCAACGCCGACTTCAGGCCGGTAACATCTTCGACTTTGTCCTTGGGAACAAAGCCGTTCAAAACTTTCAGCTGAAAACCATCGTCGGTCTCAGTGTATTCTCTGCGTAAATTTTCGTCCACGCCTTCCAAATCAGTTACAAAAGCTTCAAGAGTCATAGTTATACCATCCCGGTCAGTTTTAAAATGTGATAGACATTTTGTGATCTAGTTCACATTTTCATTATACTGAAATTGAGTTTATTTTCGCAACCCCTTGTTCAAAAAACTTTTCGCCCAATCAGCGAACAGCCCTGCCCACCAAAGCGACGTTTGTTTGAAATCTTTCGGCGATTGGACTTTGACGATATGGAGCCGCCAACTTACACGGCCGTCGGGAAGCTTTACACCGGTGGCGTTCAGATGAATGTCGAAGTCTGGCTTTTGGTGCCTGCGGCCGGTTATGGCGTCCATTATTCTTGCTCCACAGATGCCGCAGCGGCCACGGCGGCCCCAGCGGAGAGTTTTGCGGCCGTGCTTAGTCTTCGAGCTGCCGCAGTTTTAGCCCTGGCCCTATCAAAATCTGCATCTTTTAGCGCAACCTTAATTAGCGCGCGGGCGGCTGCTAGCGACTCATCGGCGGAAGCAAGGGAAGTGTTAGCTGCCTTGGCCGACGCCTTTTGTGCCCGTGATTTGGCCTTTTTGGCCGCGGCTGTTACCTCTTTCCGCGCGTCAGAAACAACTTCTTCCGCGGAAGCAACTGCTTCACCAGCCCTTGTGGATGCCGCAATTGTTTTTTGCTCGTCGGTGGCTGGCCGTTTCTTTGGTGCTCGCTTGGCCTCGGCCACGGCCAGCAGCTGATCTGCTGGCAGCGGGTTACCGCGGAAATCTACCAGCTGGGCCAGGGTTATTTTGCCAGAGCGCCATAGCTTCGCCTTCGTCGGGCCCAGTATGTCGTCCTGGAACGCCTTACCCTTGCTTTTCAGGAACGCGTCAAAGGTGGTGTCCTCCGGTACCTGACCATCCATGCTCGCCCGGGTGCTGGACGACAGCTCGTCCGCGGGAATGTCAAGCTCTTCCCAGCTCTTAAGCACAGGTACCAGCGTCGACCGGCAGTTGAAATGCCGCGGCGGGCCGCCGTTGAATGGTAGGGTAGACGGCGGAATGGGCTTGTTTCCCTTCGCATTTTCCCACACCTGCCCATCGTACGCGATGCAAATCTGGCTTGTTCTGTTATCAAGGGTGCTTATCTGCTTCATCGCCTTGACTACATCGTCGTTTTCCTCAAATGAGCGCACCCGCGCCTCGTTGGTGACCTTGTTCAGGGCTGTACGCGACAGCGTCTTGGCGTTGTTCTTCGATGTCTGAATGATGCCTGGAACCTGAACGCCGGCGATGGTGCCTCCGGTAACGCGGGTCGCGGCCTTGGCCGCCGATTCACCGTTCTCGAGACTGGTGCGCATTTCGCGCATGAATTTTGTATGTAGGTCGTTGGCCTGCTTGCGCCACCATAAGATCGGCCGGGCGCCTTCAACCAGGACATTCGAGGAAATGGCGCGCAGTGTGTTGGCGTCAAGCTCTTCGCCCTGGAACTTGATTTGCTCCGCCATTACTGGCCCTGCTGCAATTCGATCAGCCTGTTCTGCCTGTCCAGTAGCTGCTCCATCTGTCTTTCGAGCAAACGCGTCTTGCGCGGGTTATCGTTCAGCTGCATTTGGCACTCTAATATCCCAATGCGCGATTCAACATCGCCAGATTCGCGGTCAAGATCGGCGCGGGTGCGGTACTCAGCGGCCATGGCCGTCTTATAATACCGATCATCAATCACGAATATCCCGCCAATAAGCGTGACGATCATAACCAATGTTCCTACAGCTGCTGCAATACGCCGGTTCATGGTGTGTTTTCTTCGTAGAGACTCACATCTATCTCGATCAATGTCGCGGACCCAGAAATATTTTCCGCGGAAACAATGTAGTCCGTGGCCTCGTCCAGGATTATTTCAGACGCCATGCTGCTTTCAACCGCAAAAGCCTGGTTCTTTTCTCCGCCAAATAACAATTGAGGTCGACCTATCAGCGTACCAATCGGCGAACTAAGCACGGGGTTTTCAAAAAACGTAGTACTTAGCGCCGATGTATCTTTCGACAAGTCCCTATTCAGCGCTGCGATAGGG